CGCAACTAAAATAGATAAATCAGCATCAAACGGAGAGCCAACCAAACCTAACTTGGCTGTTTGTTCTTCCCATGTTGCAGGCATAAACTGCGCTATGCCACTGGCACCAACGGGGCTAACTGCATCCGTTTTAAATCGTGACTCTTGCCATAGCTGCGCCTTTAATAAATCAGGATCACGGCCCGCACTAAAACGCTTAACCGCGCTTTTTATTTGCGCATCATAATTACAGCTAAGAGATAACGAGGCCGAATAACAATGCAGCGCCAATAAGCTGCAGGCCGTATAAAACAGATAACGAACGATAATCTTTAGCACGGCGGCAATCCTTCACAAGTTGATCAAGCGTATAACCAGCGCGCGAATTAAAATACCGCAGCGCAACACGTAACAGCACATACGCCATAATGGCCAAAAATAAGTTATAACCCGCACCGCTTAAAAACGTATAAAATGCACTCACGTATCACCCCCGCATTTAAACTGCTCTGCAATCTCTGCATAAATACCACTGCCCGTGCGCAATAAAACACAACGGGCCGCACCGTTAAAATCATCACAATTAAGTGCATGTACTAGCACTCTATCGGTGCCAAACTCAGCAAGGCCAACCATATAAACTAACGCCAACAAAGCGCGCTGACGTTGCATATCCCATTGGGTAAAATCAACGTACGCCATTAGCGGATCGTAAACATCTAAAACATCACTCGCCAATAAATTTAATGCCTCGTCCTCAGTCATTGGTTGATAATCAAAATCGCGTTGCAAATAATCAGGTAAAGGCTTTTTATTTACATCGTGGCCGTAACCTATTAATCGCTCGTTACTATTTGTTTTACGCACCAATGCGGTAAAAGCCACATGGCGCTTTAATTGTTCAATTAAATTCATCATTAGAGGCTTAAGAGTTAGACATAAAAAAAGCCCAACTCGTTAAAGTTGGGCTAGCGCAAGTACATAGTTGGGATTGTTGTAGCTCAGTAGCTTATTTACAGCTTTGCCACCGTGACAAAAACAATACAACTTTATGCCAAACAAGTAAACACAAAATGTGTTTAAATTTCATATAAAACATATTTTGTGTTTTATCTCACACTGATAAACGGCAATATCTCACAAAAACAAACCTCAAGTAAGTGTGACGAGTCACAACTTTAAACACCCAGCGGTGCTAGGGTCTGCTAACTGCTGTGCTAATCGCTCTTTATCACGGCGTATTAATGTACTTATATATTCATCAACACTGTACGGTTCTTTACCTTCACCGGCGCGCACTTGACATAACATAGCCAATGTTTCACGCTCACTTTCAGATAAACCCACCTCAATACGCTTAATATTAAATTTCGCCAGGCGCGCTCGGCTTTTACGTTTGCGCTCGGCCGCATCGGCGCGCTTTTCGTCAAGTGTTTTTTTAGCAGCCACTTATTACCCCCATTTCACAAAGCAGCCCAGTAAGGGCGTAAAAAAATACATGGCCCACCAAAACAAACGCCATTAAAAACCCTGCAGCACATAACAACGTCATACAAAGTGGTGGCTCATTGTCATTATCTTTTACTGTTACTTTATCAGCGCATTTTTGCTGATAATAACGTACATGCGCGCGGCGCTTTGGGTTACTGCTCATTATGCCCACTCCTCTTTTAATAATCGGTTTAACCGCGCTTGCTCTTTGCGTTCTTCTATTAATTCGCGAGTGCATTTGCGGCGCTCTTTATACTCGGGCCGTGGCTCGTTGTTTTCTTCTGGTGGTTCTACCTTGTCATTATTTGGGCGCATTATTGATAAAGAGATAGCCGGTTTAATTTTCCGATTAGACGAACGTCTTTTAATACCGGCGTAATTACCCGTGCTTTCATAGCTTTTACGGTCGCAGCCACACCCTTTAACATTCCCCAAATTGCATTTTTTAACTACGCGCTGAGTGCCGCATATACACTTACACAAAAATTGTTGTGCGCGTTTATTGTCGCGCTCCGCCTCACTGATCACAGTCCAGTTTTTAAATACATCACCGGCACTTACTAAACCTGTAGCCATTACGCACTCCCACTTAATAATTTTGGGCGCGAAAATAACAGCGCCGTATTTTGCAATTTATCAATAGAGCGCTTACGGCCATCAATGCTTATTACTTTTATCTTAAGTTCGGGGTGGGTTATAGTCTCAACCTCAAAACGCGGGTTATCAATTAAACTATTAACGTAACGCATACCATGCTGGGTAGACTGTCCAAAAATACGGGCCACCTCAATCACAGTATAAAAACCGCCATTATTTAATAAAACTTCTGCAGCTCTCGTTGCACTCATTTTAAGCACTCCTTGGTGGGGCTGGTTTGGTAGGTGTTTGCGCTCTTACGTTTTTACGAACGTAGGGCTGGTACCCAACTAATTTAATATTTGGCGAGCTAACACGGCGCTGCACTTCAAGCTCTACATTAACCGAGCCCGAACCCAAACAATAAGCGGCCACAACCGCGCAAAACATCAAAAGCGCCAGGGCAAACGCTAAGCCTAAAAATTCAGGGGCGGTAAACTGTAAAATAATCATAAATAAAGTCCTTTTCGCATTGCGGTAATAAGTCGAGCGCTTGGCTCTAGGTTTGAATGTTTATCTTTTAAAAAATACTTAACCACCATGCACACCAAATAGGCGCGCTTATACGCCTTATTAAGATGCACAATATTATTTGTTTGCTGGCTAAGCTGGGCAAAAAATACCGCGCGGTCTAAGTAATGATTAATAAACGGCAGTAATATAAAATCTTTGGCCACTTCGTGTTTAAGTAAATCCGCTTTTTCAAACTCTGATTGAACAAGGTCGCGCATAACATCAAAGGCTTTTATTTCTACGTATAATTTACCCACCACCTTGCGGCGCGAATGTCTTGGGGTACATAAAGTTTGCCCTGCTTGTTTAGCGCGTATGGCCAGCGCTAAGCACTGCCTTTGCCACGGCGTTAACGGCTTTTTATTTACCCGTTCTACAAAGGTGCTTATTGCGCGGCGCTCGCTTGTGTTTTCTCTTTCGGCTTGGGTGAGCTTTAACTCGCGTTCTATTTTTATTTTTTCGGCGAGTTTGTGTGCTGTTTTAAAATCAGACATTACGGTCTCCCCATAAATGGCGTGGCACTATCAACCCCGGAATATCGTGCTGGCGCTTTATAAATTTATTTATAGCAATTGCGTTGGCTTGGCTTAGCGTTACCGTGCAACTAAGTGGCGTACCGTCGTCAAAAATGAACGGCTTTACGTACTCTTGAACCTTAATTTTTAGCGCGAATTTAATATCTAAACTCAACTTATTTAATCGCATTTCATCTTCCTTCTTGTAAAACACTTAAATACCGCCACAATCCTTGTTACTGCTCAACACAAGCGGGCGCGTTAAAATCATAATGGCTCGTCGCTGTCTCGGTTTTAGCGCTTGTAAACACCTCAACCAAATGGGCGGCCCAAAACGTTAAAGCCTCACGTTTTTTAATAGCCCCCGTCGTTTGTATATACGCCGACTGCAAATCATTTAAAGCATGGTTTAAAAGCAGTTCAGCAATGAGCGAATCAACGCCCAAATCAAGCCAGCGGCCACGGCAAAACTTGCGTAAATCATGAGCCGTATAACTCCCCTTACTTACTTGTTGCACGTATTTATTAGCCTCATTTTCATTAATAGGACCGCGTGTTTTTGCAGGGAAAATGTAAGCACTGCGCGAGTATTTAGCCTGTTGCTTATGCCAGGTAATTAACTGTTCAAGCGCATGATCACTTAATTCAATTACATGCTCTTTTGTTTTTGTTATCTCACTGGGTAACGTCATACGCTTATTAACCGCATCTATATAATCCCAACGTAACTGGCGGGTTTCACCAATGCGGGTGGCGTGTAGCAACATAAACCAACACAGCATTTTAGGGGCGGTGGTGGGCGTCATTAAACTAAGCACTAAATCACGCTCATGTTTAACGGTTAACTTTGCTTTTTTAGGGGGGATTTTTGCAGAAATAAACGTTTTAAATGACGTATCAGCCAGCGGATTAAACTCAATTAACTTATTTTTTAACGCTTGGTTTAATGCACATTTTAACAACTGAAAATGCTGCCTAACCGTACTTAACGCGTACGTATTTTGTAATGGCCAAATAAGCAAGCTTTCACACAACGCATTATTAAACGTTAACAAATCGCACTCACCCACAAGCGGGATCAAGTGTTTACCAACTGACGACGCAATATTAATACGGCGCTTTTCACTAATTGTTTTATTTGCTTTCTCGCGGGCTAAATACCACTCAAGCAACTGGCCCACCGTATCGAACTGGCTAACCATAACCGGCTTATCTAATTGCAGCTTAACCATTAAATCGGGCACTAAAGCCAATGCTTTTTTGCAATTAAACAGCGGCCACGTACCAAATTTGTGCCACTTATCGGCTTTAAAGTCGACTAAATACCAACTGCCCGTCGTGCGCGACGCATGCATTTTTAAAATTAATGGATAACGGCCATCGCGAAAGCGGGTAAACTCGGCGCTCGCCTTTGTTTTTATTAAATTATCCGTTAAGTTTGCTTTACACGTTGCCATTATTGCGCACACCTTTTGCACATTATCTGTGCATAACTACAGATTAAATTGATTATCTAAATCACGAAGGGCGCGCATATCTTCTTGCACCCTGCGACGGCGAACCAGCTTAGGATCGGCCTTAATTTGCTTATCTTTTGTAGGGCGCTTACGCCAGCCATCGTAAAACGTTTTAGTCGTACCTGTTGACTCTAAAAATTCACTCATAAATCACCTGTTTTTAATAAAGTAGATTCAACATAATCGCGGGCCTCTTTAAGCCTGCGGTTATAGGTTCGTAAGCTCATACCCATACGCAACGCCCGCACATCGCGCGGCGCATCAACAGGCAAGTTAGGCAAAAATACCGCGCCATACTCAACGCGGCACACACTCACCGCCGCCTCGTTTGTAACTTTTAAGCGCATTAACGCCGACTCTATATTTAGCTCGACACACTCAATCATGGGCGAACTCCCCCCGCCACTGCGCGCAAAGCTATCGCCATCCATTATTTTTTGTAAAATAGACTTAGCTTTAACAACATGGCCCGTATGCACCCAACGCGCCCAGCTCTCAAACAAACTGTTTAAGCGGGCGTTATAATTTACGCTCAGCGAACGGGCCATAACTATTTAGCCCTCAACCTAAATTTGCGGTGCCTAATTTTGCACTCGCTTAACACTTCATCCACACACAACACATGGCCAGGTAAACCACGGCCCACCAAATCGGGCACATAATGAAAATCGTGTAGCGGGCTAATGCTAATTTCATTACTGTAAAGTGGCGAAAGCGGCCCGTATTGGTGGCAAACCACCGCGCCAAACTCGCGCAATAATTTAAGCTCCTGCCCTGTTTGCGGGTTACTCACCACCGTGACACGGCGCTCGCTGGCCCTGTCAGGTATTTGGTGAAGTTGCACAAGGCGGTTTTTAACATCGGGCACCCGCGTTAAATTCACATGTACCGAATAGCCTTGGTGTTGGTTTTCAATGTAACTAAACGCCTTTTTAAGCGCCTCGCCCGTGCTTGAGAACAAAACAATGATCATGCGTTCACCTTCTTGTTTTTAGCTTGCGTGTTGGTGTAATCCTGCTGCCACAGTTCCACATTAATTTTGTTATTACTCTTAAGCACAATTACTTGGCAGTTTGTGGGCCGAGGGAATCTTTCACAGGCGTAATAACTTCTAAACGTTCGGTAACTAATCCCCAAATGCTTAGCCGCCCTAGCGCCGCCGTTTTCGCCAAACGTCTTATTAACCCATTGTGTAAATGTCATTTGAACACCTTTTATAGTATATAAATAAAATAACACAAAGCGTGTTAAAAATGAAACACAAAGTGTGTTAAATTTAACCTTCTATAGTGACGAATGACACAAACTGTGTTACTTTTTCAACAAGCACGATTAATTGGGATTCGTTATGACAGAATTAACCACCACAAACACAGTACAAAGCACAGAAAAAAAAGCCGCACGTATGCGCAAAGCCCGCATAAATGCCGGACTATCACAACGTGAAGCCGCCGCCAAAATGGGGGTTGGGCAATCGCGGGTATCTAATTACGAAAACGAAATAAACAAAAACGTACCGCCCGAGTTTTTAAAACAATGCGCGGCCGTGTATGGCTGTTCGTTAGAATACTTGTACGGATTTACAGACGAAATTGAGGGCGGTTATGCTTATCGCCCCATAGAAAAAGACAGCCCCATAGCCATTAATAAAAACACCCTCGCAAGCATGGGGCTGGCCTTGGGCGACCTGCGCGAAATCACCGTAACCGACGGTGCAATGTGTAACGAATTTAACCAAGGCGCGCGGATAATTATTAGCAACAAAATTGGCCAAATAAGCAAGCCCGCCATTTATGCGCTAGACCAAGACGGCACCCCCGTAATGCGCGGATTACGTAAAGAGCTTAGCGGCCAATACACCTTATTTGTGCATAATAAACAAAATTACGACGACCAAACACTCACCGAGGCAGACATAAAAGCCCTGCCAATTATCGGCAAGTATATTGGCCACTGGCGTACGGCCAGCAATTAAGCCCCACGGCTTTTTTGCGCCCGCACTAAACACAGGTTATGTTTTAAAACAATAAATAACACGGATAAGGATCATAATGGCAAACTTAACAACAGTACAAACCACCCTAGAGCGCAAGCTAAACCGCCAAGCGGCGCGCAGCTTGTCAATGAAAAACAACGCGCAAGCCATTATTGCACTGGCCGAAGCGCTACACAGTGACCCGCGCGCTGCAGACGACATAATCGACCTCGCCAACGCAATCAGCATGGACGCAGAGGACTTGAAAACCGACCTTGGCAGCGCCGTTAACGTTATAGCCGACATACACACATTACGGATTGCAAACAATGCTTAACCCACATCAAACGCACCTACTCAATGAATTGGCCAAAGGTAAAACGCATTACGAAATAGGCGCGCAAAACAGCTTAAATCAAACCGAGCTATCAATCGAACTGCGTAACATGCAAGCGCGTGTAGGTGCAAAAACCTTAGCGCACCTTATACACCGTGCATGGGAACTGGGCCTGCTAAGTGCCCGCGCCCTGTGTTTGTGTGTGGCCGTATTTGGTGCAAGCACCGCCAGCGACGTAACTAAAATGCGCCCCGTGCGCATTGCCCGCACTCAAATACGCCTAACCCGACGCCAAGAGGCCGCTTAACATGGCATCAAATAACAACCACCAAAGCAAAAGTAACAAAGCGGGGCGCGACACCACACAAACCCCGCGCTGGTTATTTGAAGCATTTAACAGCACGTACAATTACGTGCTAGACGCCGCTGCCCTAAAAAAATCGGCCCTATGCGCCAGGTATTACACCAAGCGTAACAACGCATTAAAAAAAGATTGGTCAGCCGACATAGGGCTTTATTTAGACGCAAACAGCCCCACCCCTGCAGTTTGGCTAAACCCGCCATACAGCAATATTTTACCGTGGATAAATATAGTAATAGAGCAGCAACACAAAGGGATATTAACCACCCTTTTAGTGCCGCGCGACAACCGCACCGAGTGGTGGCCAGCCAATAGCGCCAGCAAAATAATAGATATAGTGGGTTATTACGAAAACCAAGGCGTGTACTTACGCGGCCCCAAAAAAGGCGAACCAAAACGTAAATGGCGCAGCGGCGGCATTCGCTTTATTAACTCGCTCACCGGCATTGAAGAACCCGCCGAGCTAAATAAACCCATGTGCTTAATAGAGTTCAACCCCAACTTAATTGGCCAGCCCTGCCAATACAGCACCATACCTAAAAACGTATTAATGGCCCTTGGCCAACAAGCATTAGCAAAAAAGAGTAAATAACCATGCAAAAAACACAAGTAACCCACGAAGAATGCGCCGCACTAAGCCAATTGCACTTGGTAGATAGCACCGAGAGCGAACCGCACTCAAGCGACACACTCAGCCGCTTTGTAGAGCAATACAACGCCGAACAAATACAGGCCGAGCAACAAACGCAAATACACGCGCTCTATAAGCAAAACACCCAAGACGAAATAGCCATACTAAAATCAAAATTAGAGGCCGAAAAACGCTTTAACGCTGAACTACAAGATCAAGCAAAGCAAGACGCCATCGACTTAAACCGCGCGGCCAAAGCCGTAGAAAATGGCGTAAAAATAGCAAGCCAAACAACCGCCCTTAATAACACCATTGCCAGCTTACAAAGCCAGCTTAAAACCGCACACGAAAAAGTGCGCGAGCTTAATCAGCTAAACCCCAAAAAGCTAAAAGAACAAATTAAACGCGTAAAAGAGGCCAACGAAAAATCGCAAGCCCGCTGCAGTAAATTAGAGCTTGAGGCCAAAGAGTACCGCAAAGAAATTGCGCACTTAACCGAACAACGCAACATAGCCGTAAACAAAGTGGCCGAACTTAAACACAAGCTTGATCACAACACCGGCGCAGGGCTTTACCACAACGGCGAGCATCACCTAATTATTTGGCCGCAAAAAACCAAAATGCAGCGCGAGGACGGCACCCAATTCGAAAGCAGATCACTGTTATACCTACACCAAAGCGGGCGCGGTGGCCTAATAGCACAAGACCCAAAAAACGGCGCGCAACTTTGCGCAGCACCCAAGGGCGGCTTACGCCCAAGCAAAGCAACCCTCGAATTTGCACAAAACTGGTTATGCCAGGTAAACGACATACAAAATGGCGAAATGACCGACGCCGACATGATCCCCGTTAATTTTAACGCCGACCTAAAACCGGCTAAATAAGGAGTAACAACTATGCCAACTCAAACAACAAAGCAAGGCGAGTACCTTCTTATTTATTGGGATGATAAAACGCACGAATATATCCGCGGCCATGTAAACATTGAGGATGCTCAAAAAACCTTAGATTTTGAGTGTGACGGTATTATCGCAACTGAAATAAAACACACCTACGCTTTTTGGGGGGTGGGCGTTGATGAATGTGGCGAACCTTGCCAGCGCTTTTACTTAAGAGACACACCCGCCAGAGGGCGCTTTAAAGTCACTGAAATTTCATTTAAGGCCAAACCATGAACCCAACCATTGACGCAAAAATGAAAACCAAAGGGTATGAACGTGTAAGCGGCATGGCCATATTAAACGATGTAGCCGTGACCGAAACCCACCGCGAAATACTCAGCGCTAACCTAATCACCCCCAAAGCCGTTGAGGTATTTAACAACGAAGTGGGCGACGGCTGGGTATTGTATCGAAAAATAAATGAGGTATATCAATGCAAGTAAGTGTAGATGGCATGCGCCGAAACATGACAGCCGACATTAACTGGCTACGCGAGGCAATAACCAGTGTTATTGACGAATTAGACGACAACGACAAACAAGAAATAATTGACAGCTTTGATCAAGTGGCCTGTAATCAAAATAGTTTTAATTGCATGTATGACGACGAAAACCCATTATTTAACGATATGGGAGAACAACTAGAAATACAGCTATTGGATGATAAAGAATAAAAAAGCCCCGCCTAAGTGCGGGGCTGTTCGTTTCGCTCTATCCGCTCTTGCGTAGCCCAATGCAATTGGCTAAATTGGCGGTTTGCTTGCATGGCCCGCCAACAATTATACCGGCACCATTTTATAACATGTGAATTATTCAATGCCGCACCTCTTTGCTTCAATATCCATTACACGTTGAAATTCAGCGTTTAAGTGAACTTGGCAATAACGAACCCCGCAAACATCACTTGTGGCTGGTTGCTCGCACACGCTACAAATATTAAATAACCGCTTACGTAAATTAGTAAACATACACCCTCACTTTAATAACTTATATAAATTACCGCATTGTTGGCACTTGGCGCGCTTAGCGCCTGATCGTGTTTGCTTAAGTACGCCATTACAATTAGGGCATGGCACTTGTGCAACGCGCGTGATCATCGCCTCGTTTATAACCGCGCTGTTATTTTTACGCGGCGGCAGCATACCCAGCGCTTTAAGCGTTTGGCGGTATTCTGAATTAATCCACTTTCCGCCAGGTTCACGGTGTAGGCCGTCGCCCATCATATCGCCGAGCTTAACAAGCTGGTTATGCAAGTGGGCGTTTGTTTTATCATTCATTTTTTACAGCCTGACAGTGGCTATAAGTACATTGAGAATAACCGCCCATGTTTTCCCAATCGTGATCACAGTCTTGTTTTTCGATTACTTGCCCAAACTCGGTTAAATCTTCAAATTCGTCAAAAATAAAGCTTTCGCGAACCGCCACCACTTTAAGCACAACTTGCATTTCTTGTTTACCGCACAATATGCGCCCTAAACTTACCTCATTGTCGGCGTAATCGTGTTCTAGTATTTCAGTTACTAGGCTATCTATATTATCAACCGCTGTGGCGGCTACCTCTTGCGAACCTGTCATAAATCCCTCGTTTGCACTGTGTAAATTACCGTGTAACACACCATAGCAAAGGCAAAATAACATGTAAACACAAACTGTGTTAATTTGAATATAAATACAAATTTAATACTAAATAAATATTTAATTGATATATTTTGAATATATTTAAAATATTTATTGATTTAAAAATAAAACTCCCTTACATTTACACGGTAATCAAAAAGGAGCAGGCACATGATCATTGTATTAGCGCATAACAAAGGCGGGGTGGGCAAAACAACCACCGCGCTAAATTTAACCGAAATATTAAAGCCGGACATCGTAATAGACCAAGACGCGCACAGTAACTTAGTGACCTTAAATAGCTTTCGCGAGCCAAGCGCGCAATTTAATGTATTAAGTGGCTTAAGCAAACAGGCGCTTATTGAGCAATTAAAACACACCGAGCAAGGTAAATTAATACTGGTAGATTGTGGCGGGTTCGACTCAGAACTAAACCGCATAGCCGTGGCGTTAAGTGATTTGGTTATAGTGCCAGCCAACGACGACATAACCGAAGTGATCGGCCTTAAAAGCTTTGATAAAACACTCAGCGAAATAAGCAAAGAAATGGGCACCCCCATAAATGGCCGCGTATTGTTTACCCGCGTTCACCCGCGCCGCAAAAAGTTTGACGACGTAGAAAGCTTTTTAAATAACGCTAAGCACTTATCACGTTTAACAACCACCATACCAACGCGTAAAGATTATTCAAAAGCGGCCCTTGATGGTTTAGGCGTTACCGCCCACCCAAAAACAAAATACAGCGACGCCGCGCGCGACATTAACGCACTGGCCGACGAAGTAAGCGCGCTATTAAATATTTAAACCATACTTTATTAATACACATTCAATACAAGGCAAGACCATGAGCAGCAAATTCGACAAAATTAACAACGTAGGTAACGCGGCCACACTGAGTGAAAAAAACACCGAGCAACACGCCAAGCCAGCCACCAAGCCAAAACACATTAATAATTTGCCCGTAAAGGCAGAGGAACGTTTTAACAGCTTAAAAGCGGCGGGCAAAGTAAGTGGGAATTTATCGGCTTACATGGTGCAAGCACTACTTGAAAAGTTAGAAAAAGACGAGCGATAACCAAACATTAAAACGTAAGCCGGTGAACTCTGACCCCCACCGGCTACATGCAACACTAAAGAGGAAACTTTAAAATGTCACAAGCAAACTATACAGCAATACAAAAAATGCGTCTAATTGATTTACACACCCTACCAAGCAACCTGTTATTGCAATGGTTAGCCAGTAAGCCCGCATGGCTGCAAGCGGCGGTTATTGGTCGCCAAGCGCATTAACGCTTTTATTTAGTAATTGGGCGATTTGCACAGCCACCGCGTTAACGTGCTGATCGTCCTCACTGGCGCGGGCCAGTATCACACACAGCGAATGGGCGGCGCTTAAATCATCTACAACGCTCACTGTTTTATTTATTTTATTTTCCATAATTTAACCTTAGATAACTGCATTAATTGCAATGAAAATTACACGGATATGACACCCTTTGCAATAAAAACTTACATTTTGTCAGTTTTTATTCAGGCAGGGTATGTAATTATTTACAGGATCGGTTACTATAACGCCAACATAAGAGGCAGGCCCATGTTTAAAAAAGCACTAACACCCGAGCAGCAAACCGTACACGATATAATAAATCGTGTGTGCTGGGCGCATGGTGTAAAAAATAAAGCAGCCCTTGAGCGCAAAATAGCGTTAAGTGACTCATGGTGTACCAACACAATTAAACGCGGCTCAACACCGTATGCACTAATAGACCAAACAGCGCAGGCAACCGGCATAAGTTACGATCACCTACTGTATGGCAGCCCAATGAGCCAACTAGACCCAAACGATTTGTTGTATATAAAGCAAGGTTTAATAAAAAGCTTAAGAGAGCTAAACGAGCAGGGGTTTATAAATAAAGCGAGCAGCTTAGAAGATTTAGAACAGCTTGCAAAAAAACAAGCCGCCGATATTGAGCACGAACTTACAATACAGTGGAACAAAAACACAAAAGAGCGCGCCTAGCGCTCTTTGTTAAACTTTGCATAAATTACTTTATGCCCTAAATCATTATCATATTTATTCATTAACTGCCCTATTGATAATTCCTCAACGGGCGCTTGCACCTCAGCCGGTGTAATTTCTGCAAGCTCAAAATCATAACGGCGCATACTTGGAAACTTACCCAATATTAATGCCACCTCATTTTTAAGCTTTTCAGCCTCATTCATTAATTGCATTGCTTTATTAAAGTCGGGTTCGTGCTTAGCGTTAATGCTTAATTTAATCGCCAATTCGGCCTTATCTCTAATTTGTTTTTTAAATACAGAACGGCGCGCAATAAGCCAGGTACTTAATACAAGTAACGCAAATAACACCAGCGCAGTAAAATAAACAATATTAATCATGTGCCACCCCACTAAATTGCAAACTCATAAAACGCCCAAAACGGGTAAATAATAAACGCGGGAACACCATTAACACCCCAAGCGCCACACTAATATAAAGCACAATAAAACTATATGCGTAATGCATAACCGCAAATCCCTCTTGAATATCCAACACCACAAACTTAACCCACACCGCAAAGTGAGCCAACGCCAACACCAGCGTTAAACGCACAACGGTAAAAAATAACGGGCCATACTTATAACTAAACCGCGTGTGTAACTTATAAAGCACATACACACTTAATAAATTAAACCCGCACAACGCCAAGTACACGTTTTGAGCTAAATCGCCGCGCTGGGTGTCGGCTAAAAACATAAGCACATGCTCCATTAATAATGTAGTTAACATGTATTTAGACCCAACCACCGCAATACATAAAAAATCACTTAATAGTTCAGTGTTTTTTAACGCGCGCACAATCGACAACCCAAACGCCAACACGTAACACACCGAAATAACCACCTGTAACGAAAATACGTTATGGGCCGCCGTAGCAACCAGTAAATCGTTATAAATATTCGTTAATGTATTTAGCATGTACGCTCCTTGTTGGCTATTTATAATATAATTTTAGGCATAAAAAAACCAGCAACTTGCTGGCTTTTTAAACATTGTTAAGCGCCATTACTTTGGCTTTTTAGGGTTTAAAATAATAATACCGCCCGAACCCTGTAGTTTTGGTTTAGGTTTTTTAGGGTTTAAAATAATAATACCGGCTGAGCCCTGTAATTGCTGTGTATTTACATTGGCTGAGGTAACGTCTGCCGCAAGGCCGCTTAATAGTAATAATGTCGCTGTCATTTTTTTGCTCCTTAAAATAAATTCAAACAGCAACAGCAAATACCACGCCAAGTATTTAAAAGGCGTTAAAGCCACTCTTTAGGGTTTACCCTAAAGTTAATTAAATTACCCATAGTAATGCGCCTATAGTTAAACTTTAGCGATACAAAAATAACCCTAAAGTTTAACGGGCCAAACGTGGCAAAAAATTACGCCTACATACGCATAAGCGACGCGCGCAAACAGCACAGCAAAGGGCAACGCCATTGCATAAGCCAATACGCCAGTAAACACGGGCTATTTATATACAAATGGTACGAGTACCAATTAAGCGGGGCCAGCACCAACAAAGCCCAGCGCGGGCTCATTGAGTTAATAGAGCGATTAGCGCCAGGCGATCGGGTGTTAGTAAACGACATAGAACGCTTAGGCCGCGACTCTATCAGCGACATAATGGAAGTGACCACCCGCATAATAAACGCAGGGGCCGAAATACACTTTTGCTTAACGGGCGACACCCTCACCCCAAGCCACAAAAACGACGTAGGGCAATTTTTTATACAAATTGGCCGCGCCTTTGCCGCACAAGACTTTAGTAAGCAACGCAGTTTAAAAGCCAAAGCGGCAGCCGTTCGCCGCAAAGCCAGCAACTTACCCGCAGGGCGGGCAAAAGGGGCCATAATAAAAAGCAGGCTTGATGAGCGCGAAAACCAAATATTATTTTGGTTAAGCCAAGACGTATTTAAAAGCGAAATAGCACGGCGGCTAAACTGCAGCCCCACCGCCTTAATAAAATGGCTTGATCGACGCGACGAACTAATATGCCAAGCCAGCACAAACGGCGTGTACGAAAACGGCTTAAGCATTGGGGAAATAAAACGGCGGTTAAAGGGGGTTAAAATAGAGTGAACTATTAGGCCGTGCCTAATGGTTGTTTTAAATTTTTACCCGAGGGCAAACCCTTGCCAATATAAGCAATAAGCAACCCATGCAATAAACCCCAGCATAAACGATAACAGTACATCTTTTGGTAAATGCTTAACTTTAATATTATTGCGCTTTTTTCGGTAACACTTACAGCGCCAAAAGCAAAGCGCAACTAAAATGCCCAATTCGTGATTGTATGCGTAAAAACACCAATCAAGCCATAATATAAAAAACGGTAAATTTTGCGAATCGATATAATCTATTAGCATTTACAACCTAAATAAGTTAAGCCCGCAAGACTTATAAAACGCCACTAACTCTTTACGTGTATTGCATTTAAAGCGAGGTAAAAAACCTTGCTCGTATTTTTTACGCGAGCCAAACACCCAGTACTGGCCCTTAATTATTGTGTGATACATAGCTAACTCATTTGTATTTCAAATTTGGTTACATGTGCTTATTTAAAAACGCGGCCATGTTATCTAAGCGCCAGGTGCGCAAATCATCGGCGCGGCCATGGCGTACGGTGTACGCAATGGCTTGGCCTGCAATAATACCGATCACATGGTATTTATTAGTGCCTGCTTGTTGCTGGGCCATTACCTTGTTAAATAATTTTGCTTGCAGTAAGCGTAAAAACTCGCCCTCTTTTACGCGGTTAAATTTAATGCTCATGCTACATACTGCCGTTTTGTGGTGTTTGTTTTGGGGTAATGTCGCTAAGTACAGGCAGCACCCCTAAATCAATAATGCTTTTTGCATGCGAATACTTTATTTTTTTATAGGTAAACCACACCTCGCCGTTTTCTACTTTTATGCGCGGGCCATACGCGGTATTAACTAAGGTGCCGTGCGTTAATAATTTACGATGGTGCTGTAAAAGCGCTTGCGTGGTTAACGCCTGATCACACGCTAAGTCATATTTGCATAAGTAACGTTCTTGCCATTCATGTTCGCCTATTTCAGCAACAACCAATACCAACGCATAGCCCACCCCTTTTTTTATCTCTAGCGGGGTGGCTACTGGTGCGTTTGGGTTAAACATATCTAATTGAATTTCAGACACAATTACCGCCATAGCAATTAAGCACATCAAATATTAAATATTCATTGGGCGGGGTGTAACGGCCAACGGTGACAAACTCGCCGTTATGCTTAATTTGATAGGCAACGTCGTGTTCATCACGGTGTATTGATCCGCAACTTGTTACGTTCGTTAACGCGCACACCGAGGCCAAAAAGCAATCAAACTGATCAGCGCTTACAACTAAAGCCAAGTACCACCCCCGTTTTTATTAGCTCTACACTTTCGCAGCGCACCCACTGCCATTCGTCGGCGGGGGTTTGCTCACGTTCAGGAACAAGCGCAAATAACCCCTCTGTAAAATTAGAGGCAATCACATAGTGCTTTACCCCCTCATACATAACGTACATGTTCGCGTGGTGCTTGATGGTGTTAAAAATGGCTCTATTCATGCGGCGACTTGTTTTTTAGGCAAGCTTAAGTTGGCTGTAACCAATGCAGCGGCGGCCGGTGGGCATACTGCGTTACCACAGCGGGCCACTTGATTTTGCTTGGTGTTTTTTTTGCCCTCACTGTTAAAGGCTATTTTGTAGGACGCAGGAAACCCCATGGCCGCGTACAATTCGTGCGGGTAAAGCATACGCATACCAATATCAACAATTTGGTATTTATTGCCTTTAACCATCACCACGCCGTAACGGTCTTTGGTGGTAATAGTGCCGAGTGGTTCAAGGGCGCTTTGGGCGCTTGATGTGCCAAAGTATTTAATTAAAAAGGTTTGCACCTCGCCTAAATGGTTGCCACCGGCTGAAATAGTATGTAATGGCTCGTTGGTTTTATGGCCGGTATTATCACCGCGAAACTTTATTATATGGCTGGTAACTAATGCAAAGTGACCGCCTTTAACTTGCGCGCACAATGTGCGTAATGGCTCGTTTAAGGCCATATTGCGTTGATTTGAACCGTTAGCGTGTTCGGTAATAAAAGGGGCTACATGTTCGCGCGGCACTATAAACGGATCGGGGTTGTTGATTATCTCTTTTTCAATCCCTTTGGCGATACGTATTAAGGTTTTTTCGACTATTGGTCGCGGTCGATTAAAAATAGACTTAACTGGTATTGACCAATCAATCACATCGGCGGCCGTTTTTACTTTAATTAATCCGCGCTTAGGGTCGCCATGAGTAGGCGCGGGCCAGCTTATCGGCGCGCCATCATTACGAGCCACTATAAACAAACGTTCGCGGCTGGTTGGCACACCATAATCAGACATTTTTAAAATCTTGTGCTCAATGCAGTAACCAAGCCCTTTAAATAATTTATATTTTTCAACTAAGTTAAATTCAATGTTAAGCGCCCTAACAGCCTCAAGCCATGTAGGGTGTGAGGGTTTTAGCCCTGTTGTTAATGCTTTTATAAAGCCGTCGAACGTCTCACCTTTACGGGCAGGGCAGGGGCGCGGCTGATCGTTTATACACACCACCGGCCCCCACGATAAAAACTCGCTTACATTTTCAAGCATAAAAACACGCACCGGCACCGACATAGCCCAGCGAACCGCCACCCAAGCAAGACCGCGTATGTCTTTACTTACTGGTGTTGCGCCTTTTGCGCGGCTAAAGTGCTTACAGTCGGGGCTAAACCACGCCAAGCCAACGGGGCGGCCAGCGCAAGCCTTAACGGGATCAACATCCCAAACAGACTCGCAATAATGCGCTGTGCTTGGGTGGTTAACCTTGTGCATATCAATGGCGGCTGGGTCGTGGTTTATGGCTATATCAACACTTTTGCCTAACGCCATTTCAAGACCCGTACTTGCACCGCCGCCACCGGCGAAATTATCAACCACTATTTCATTATCCCTTAACATACTTGCGCCTTATTAATTACCGTGTAAAAACATTATTACTGTTAATTATTCCCGTGTAAACACATTATGTGTTATTTTGATAATATATAATTAAAAATAAGGCAGTAAATAAGTGATCAAAGACAAAAAAGCAGCGGCGGCACTGGCACGAAAGCGCCACCACACTAAGCAAATTGGGTGTAAAAAACGTATTGACGCGTATGTAAACCCCGAAACAAAAGCAGGGCTGGCGGCCCTTAAGGCCCATTTGGGTGAGATTAAAAACGAGGGGCAAGCAATCGATCACGCGGTGGCGCTTGCACTTAAAAGCCTTGATGAAAGCCAAAAAAGCACCGTGTAAATATTAAATCAATATTTATTAAATATTAATTAAATATCCCTGCATATATGCGGGGTTTATATTACGTAAAATTAGGGTATTATTTTTAAGCAATCAGCCTCAATATAAAGGAACAGGTATGTTTAAGAATAGTATTTTAATGGCGTTATTGGCTTTGCTTTTGGTGGCATGTGCTAAAAGCGATTATTCGGTAGGTAATGACTTTTCAAGTGAGCAAGTTAACAATATTGTAAAAGGTGAAACAACCACCGAACAATTAGTAAGTTGGTTTGGGCAGCCTTACTCAAAAATAGTAATAAGCGAAAATGAAACAAAATGGATGTATGTTCACACCAAGGGTGAAGCTAAAATGCAGTCGTATTTAGTGACAGCTAAATATACGTCGAGTGGCACACAAAAAACGTTAGATATACTGGTAAAAAATAACATTGTTGTAAACTATACATTTACCAGCGGGCCAATACCTGGCATTAACGTTAATTAAATTAATTAATAAAACAAAAACCCCGCACTTAAGCGGGGTTTTTTATTACCTTAAATATGGCGGCTAGGTTCGGTTAGCGCCGTGATCTGTTTAAACATCATATTGTATTGCTGCAATAAACCCAATAGGCCGTCTAGGTCTTTAGCGGCGGTACGCACATTATTAACCAGCACCGGTTTATTTTGTTGCTCGGCCTGCATAAGTTGGTTAAGTAACGCGGCCATTGGGGTTGGCAATAAGGTATCGCCATAATTAAACGCGCTTACTTGCGTTGATTTTATTATGCCCGATTTAGGTAAATCAATAATTACCGCATCGTATTGCGGGGCAGCTAACTTAAACTGATCAACAATCGCTAACGCCTGGTTAAATAAGTGGGCGGGTATTTGCTCGTACTTGGTCACGTTAAAGTGGCTTTTTAATTTATTGTATAGCGTGTTGTATAAACTTTGGTGCAGTTCGCGCGGTTGGCTGTTTACCAGTGTGCTAATTTTGGTTTGTATTTGGCGTTGTTGGCCGTGAGTTAATGTACCGTATTGTAATTCGCTTAACTTATCGGCCATGGCATTAAATGCGTTTATGTATGCCTCTTTTATCTGCGCCGCTTTTTTTCCAGTAAAGCCCATAACCAAAAACATAAAGCCGTCTTTACTCATTTCATAAGTATCATACACGTTGCCACGGTGGTTATATTTAACCGCGCAAAAGTTCGCGGTTAAAAAACTGGCTGAGCATTCAAGTAAATTTATTTTTTTTATAATGTCTCGGTGACGTTTAGAAAAAGCCTCGGCGACTTTAAATGTGTTAGTTACTAGCTTTGTTTCTGTTGATGTAATTGCATTGATTGGTAGTGTTTGAATAGTCATACTTTTACCTTTTTCTTAAATGTTATTTAAGCCACGCAAAAGTCTCAGTTTGGGTGGCAAGCTAAAACGAGGTTGAGACTGTCGCGATAAAGGTAAAACGACCCACCGAAGTGGCCCCGCCCAGCTTGCCATAATATATGGAAGTGCTAAACAGTAGGCATTAAAAAACCAGCGTATAAGCTGGTGACAATGCCACCTTTATCATGCGGGGTCTCAATCCCGACACTGGATTTTGCCAGTGCCTTTTTAATATATCGCTGAAAAAGGGTAATTGTCAATATGGATTTATTAAAAGCTTTCTGGTTGTGCCACAGCTCTAACAGCAGCCATGATCCCTTGCTGTAAATGTGTTTCTGCTATTGATACCCATCGCTGATCTATTTCTTTACGGCTTCGCATTGCTGAAATAACATTTTTCAACCTTTCCCCTTCGGCTTTTATGTCATTCATATCGTTAATTTGTTGTTGGCTTAAGTCTCTGTAGCCCGCTATTTTTTTGTGTTGATTTTCCATCTTAGTCACTCACTATAATTTATATTTTTAAAGCCAGTGAAGTATAGATGGTTATTTTTACCGTGTAAACACGATTCGTGTTATAAACACAAAATAGATATTTATTTAATACTAAAAAGATATTTAATGAATATTAAATATAACAAACTCAAGTTACACCCGTTATTAACAGGGTATTTATAAGTATTTATATATTTATTATTTTATATTTATAGGCGCTCTACAGGCCATATATAACGCAGGCTGTAGCGCCTCACTATGGCTTTTAGACTAACTCACTATGGCTTTTAGACTAACTCATTATGGCTTTTAGGCTAACTTACTATGGCTTTTAGGCTAACTTACTATGGCTTTTAGGCTAACTCGTTTTTACTTTACTCACAGGGGGTTTATTTGTATTGTGGCTTAAAATAAAAAGGCCATAGCAATGACTAAAATTAAAACAAAAAAAGATAATAATCAGCTTATTGTACAATCTAACGAAGTAACCGAGGCCGCCTATCACTTATCAATAAAAGGTAAGCGCGTTTTATGGCTGTGCTTGGCGCAAGCATACCAAAGCGATAGCGCAAAAGAGGGCGTGTTTTTTATTAGTGTACACGATTATCAGCATTATTTTGAAGTGGGCAAGGTTACGGCGTCAAAAGACGTTAAATTAGGCGTAGACGAGCTGCTGCGCAACTATGTCTCTTTTTACCCTACTACGGGGGATTATGAGGAAATATCGCGCCCTTGGCTCTTGGAGCAAGCCCGCAAAGTTGAAAGGGGCGTGTTTAAGATTGAGTTTAACCCCCGTTTAGTGCCTTATGTAACGGGCCTATCTGAAAAGTTTACGCAATTTTATTTGCAGCACTGCGGCAAATTAAATAACTCGCGCACCATTAGACTTTATGAAAGCTTATGCCAATGGCGTAACACTGGCGTTTGGCGTGTTGATATTGCTTGGCTTATAGAACGTTACGATCTGCCAGCAACGCAAGCGGCCAATTATGCCGAGCTTAAGCGTAAATTTTTAATACCGGCCGTCGCGCGGATCAATGATAAAACCCCGATTAATGTGACATTTAAAGAAATTACAGGGGGTGGTAATAAAGTAACCGCTATATTATTTAACATGACAGATAGCGCAGCAAATTAAGCGCTATGGCTTTTAGACTAACTTAATATGCTTTCCCGTTCACACTACACCAACAAAACACCAAACTATGGCTTTTAGGCTAACTTGAGGCATTAACTTAATATAGGCCCATAGTTTAACCGGCCAAACTGTTACGGCCCGCTGTTTCACTACCCAATAGAGTGCGTAAACGGGAATATTTCCCGTTCACACTACACCAATACAAATAAACACTATGGCTTTTAGGCTAACTTAAGGTGTTTTCCCGTTCGCACTACACCCAATATAACTGCGTACTATGGCTTTTAGACTAACTTAATTTGTTTATTTACTGTTTTGTGACCTGTCACGCTTTTACTAAGTATCGGACTTTGGGCCGCACTGGGTGTTGTTTAGCAGAGTAGTTAAGGTTTATGCACTCAATGCGCTTGCGCATGATAAACCCAGCCCATGCGTTTGATAGCCACTTAAGGTGGTGGGCGTATAAAGCCCATTAAGGCACAAAATTTGATTGCCCCCTTGATAAACCAAAAAAGAGCACTGTTGTTAGGGCTGTGGGGTTGTTTATTTGCAATGAGGTGATAAGGCAGGGCAACTAAGCCCCCGTAACGCAGTTACGAAGTGGGGCGCATCATTCATTCTTTATTATACCGCCATGAGCTTTAGCTCATCGAGGCGGATTGCCTTATACACAGCTTGCTGTGCGTATAAGTTATTTAGCTGTTATTAAAGGTAAGATAATTTTGCACTTTAAAGTGAGCAAATAGCACATGTAACCAAATTAGCCTTGCACTTTATATGTATAAGTAAGGTTTGGGCCTTTAAATGGGAATAAGGTGGCACCTAAATTGGCGGGTGTGGTTGGGTTTTGTGGAGCTGGCTTATCAAAACAGCCAAGGGTAGGGCTAAATTTAAACGTAAGGCACGCAAAAAGCCACGCTTATGCATGGTGGTATTTGGTTGTTAAGTGGCTGGTTAGTGCGGTGGGGCGCTGGGCTCGTACTGCGCAATGGCGCGTAATTGGGCGAGCTCTTGATTTACTAGGCCTTTAAAAACGTCAAGACTCATTAAGCTGGCGGCGGCACCTAAGCGGCTTAATACACGCTGCTGTGCAATGTGGCGTTGTTGTTCGGGGGTTTTGGGATTAATGGCGCGTTTAACTTTTGTTATAGCGCGTTTTTCTTTTATGCGATCAAACACTTTGCGGTAATGCGCCAGGCGTTGGCGTTCTTTAATTTCGGCCACGCTCATAACGCCTAGCTGCTCGGGCGTTAATCCGTTTTTTATGCCTTGTTTGCGTAAGTATTTTAAACGTGCATCACGTTGGCGGGCTACGCGTTCTTGGGTAATACCCAGTGCTTTAAAAAATAGCTCGGTTACTTCAAAGTATTTATCAACCCATTGGCCCGCGTGTTTATCCCACACTTGCCACTCTTTATGGGCCACGATCCACCCGAGATCGACCATATCTTTAAACGCACGGCTCGCGCGGCTAATACTCGGTTTAGGGGCGTAGCTTTTATCAAGCTTGGCTTTGTTAAGCTCGGTTTGGCTTATGGTGCTTAGCCCGCAAACATCGGCGGCATTACGCAGGCTTATTTGTACTTGGTGAGTAACTACGTTTACATGCTCACAAAATACGGTTGCCAATGCGCGCATGGCTTTTTCGCGGTCGGGGTAATACACTTTTTTGCGGTTAGTGGTGGGGCGCATATAAACGGCGGCGTCTGATTTAACGATGTTTATTTTTTGCGACTTTTCGACCAAGTCGCGCACAAACGCTAAACGCTTGGTGTGGGTTTTGGGTACGGTATAGGCAGGGTTCGCGTTTTTAACGCGGTTGCAATGGGTTAATGATGTGTTGTTATTATCTGTTTGCATTTGGGTCACTTGTTTTTTATACGCTTTGGGCATAAAATAAAAGCTCGTTTAAGCTCTTACTTGTGTGCTTAAGCGCAAAACGGGCGCGGTGCGAGCGCCCGTTTTACCTTTCCTTTCAGCAATGCTTATACAAACACGCCAATCAATTATTAAGTCTAATATAACACGTTTTGTGTTATCCTCAAGTTAAAGATCACGCGCACTGTTTAATTGCTGTTTTTTTAACCTTTTGCTACATCGCCCATATTTGAGCTTGTTTTGTTCCGGCCAAACGCAGCGCTAAAGCAAATTGTGCTTTAGTAACTATCACTTGCTCATTATTCGCCAGTACCCACCCGATAGACTCACCCTCTGACATTGTAAATGCGGCTCGGGCCATTCTACCTTGGCTTATTTCGTCACCATCAAATACCATGCCGTCTACTTCTACGGTCAAGGTGTCTAATAGCTTTTGACGATTTAATTTAAAAATGGTGCGGGCGTAAGGGGCGAGTACGTCCTCAACGGTTTTTACGGCTGGCTGCTCTGGCTCTGTTGGTAATGGCTTAGGTTCCGCCTCAATCAATGTCCCATCTTCGTGAGCCACGGGTTCAGGTAGGTTTGCGTTGTATTGCTCAACTTCCAGCTTAGCCACCAAGTAATCGTAATAGCTTTGCGCCCAATCCCACTGTTCGCCCAAGCTCGTTAACTCAGCAAATTTATTAATCACCTCTACCGGCTTATTGAGCGCAATTAAGCGCTCAATATCCTGTGTGGTTTTAGTTGCTGGGCGTGGCCTTAGCTGTGGCAAACCTTGCTCGTTTAAAACGGGCTCGTTATTTTCGTCAAGGACGATAAAGTTTAAAATTTTACTTGGCATTTTTAATCCATCCTAAAGGTTCAGAGTATTGTGATGTACCGGCGAGTACGTAATGCCCGTTATCGTTGAGTGTTAATTCTTGATAAGGTAAAACATCAAAGTAGCCAGCATCCCCCCAGCCTTGCTCTAAGTTGGTAAAATAAAGACCTTTGTAGATATAGTTCAAATAAAGCATTGAGTCTTTTTCAACTAAATAATACTGGCATTTATAAGCTATCTGACCTGCAAGAGCATCAAGGACCACCGGCGGGTGTGTTGGCGGCTGGCTTAGCCCATCACTTGAGAGTAGGTTAATATCAACCCTTAGCCCAAGGCTGACCATGTTATCGGCTTGCTGCCTTATACCATTATTACCGTTACATGCTTGGTTCGTAAAAGAGTGGCCAAGCTCTCGGCCCGATGAATACGTATTTCCCCTGCTAGTAGCATAGAAAGCTCCCAACCCCTTTGCCCCGCCTAAAATTTCAGCCGTCATCGTGGGTGTTGTAAGTTTCGCATTGGCTTTGTAGTAGTAGAGGCCAATTCGATTGCTTTGCCAGTTTTCAGACCGCAAGTTTTCAATCGAGTTGATAGATACAGTGTCTCGTATCCACGATGCTCCATTATTGTCGCTGTATATTCTTACAACTTCTGGCTCTCGGGATATTTTACTTAGTGGATAATTTTGCGCCTGCCCTGAAGGAACAACGGGTATCCAAGATCCTAACCAGCCATTACTAAACTGAGGTATATCAACTAGATTCTCGGGGTCACAAATAACGTCTAGGTGGGTGTATTCTCCGGATATGGATGTTATATCAGTTCTTGTCTCCCAAACAATAATTTCATCGTTTACCAAAGTAAGTGGAGCTTGTTCTAAAAACTTAGCCTGATTATCGTCAATAGCCGTTATTAACCTGCGCTCCCACACTTGGCTTACAAGATCCTTGAACAATATAGAATCTCCTACCTCTAACGATCTACCTCCATAGTTTCGATTGACGTAGTGTTTACTGCCCGATGCGTAAGTATGTCTTGCAATAAAAGTAAAGGGTACTTGCTCAACGCCCCTCGACTTTCCTTGTTTAATGTTAATATCTTTATTTTCAGCATCAATAACCGTCACTGGGGTGGCAGGGTAACGTATGTCACGACAAACACCTCCATACCCACTGGCATATATAAGATCATAAAAATGCCCTTCAGGGTGGGTGTTTTCACTTTCACCTTCCAAAGAGCCACCACTGTTAAGGTTGTCGCTCCTAGAACCACCATCGCTATATGTTATAAAGCAATCTGCCGTGCTGCTTGCAATACGTATTGGAGATTGTGAGTGCCATTTTACAGCCCAGCTTGTATATTCAGCGGTGCCAAAGCCCGATGTGCCTAATGGATTAAAGCTTGGGTGGTAAGCGCCTCTATTTAATCTGTTAACGGTTCCACATACAAGGAAGTAAGCATATCCTTCTGAACTTACATCACTTCTTCTTGAAGTAAACACCCCTTTGCGTGGGTCTGTATTATACTCGCTTTGTGTGTTTGAGTAGTAGTTGCTGCCACCTCCTGTCGCTAAGGCTTCGTTCAGTATGCCTTGCGGTGGTGTTCTCTGCTCTGTACCTACAGGCTGTTGTCTTAGTGTAAGGCTGGCGGGTTGGTTGGTATCTATCGTATCCCAATCACCATTTCCTACGCCCGCAACGCTGCGACCTCGAATGCACCACTGATAAAACTTTCCTGTTTCATCATTAAAATAAATATTATTATCAGGGTTGCTCGCAATGGCGATGCGCTCTAGCTCGCTTGCTGTTTGCCAGTTCACACCCTTACCCACACTTTCCAAGTCACCTTTATACCATGAGAAATAAGTAACAGGGCGTACATTATCCAAAGTAGTTGGCACACCATCAATGCTTGTCGCTTGACTTTGAATTAAACCACTGGCGTAGACAAAAGGATCTCCATCGTGTATTTCACGTAAGAATGCTTCAAACCCCCATATATCTACGCGATTTGTAACAACTTTGTTTGTTTCTGTTTCGCTTGCAAATGCAATGGCGGGGCTTGCATGAGTTGCCGACATTCCTGATTCTTTGTTGTAAGTGCGTGTACCATCCTCGGCGGGAGGGAATTTTATTCTTGAATAGTTAGCATCACCCAAAGAGGTAATGGGACTCAAAACACCTGTAATATTTATTACTGGAAAGTCTGCTTTACTTTTCCCTGCTTTATTAGTGCTAGCGCCAACCTGTAAAGTACCATCTAAACCTAAATGTGTGTAAAGACCTTCATTTATTAATTCATAATTGTCACTATCAACACGGTGCTTGCCGAAATGAACAAAGCCACTGGCAGCAAATTTTTCGTTATTTGCCGCGCGGCGCGCTTCAAACTCAACCTTACGCATCGCCCATGGGAAAGGGTGGTAAGTGTCTAATTGAGCTTGGGCTTCACTTTCAATTTGTTTAAGTGTTTTTACTGTGGTGGTTGTGCCATCAATATTTACAAACGTTACGGTGCCTGTTTTTGTTTGCCAATCCTGCATTGCAACAAAGTTATCATTAACCAGTAGGTTTGCATTTTTAAGCGCAGCGGCGGCGGATTTAAACTCTACAGTAGTTGGTAAAACAATAGCGGGCTGGTTGCTTTTGTTGCCATTACTCCAATTTTTAGACAATTCGATAACGTGCTGAGAATTTGAATTGATATAAGTGCGGTTAATACCAACAGGGTCGCTGCCAGTGATAAATAAAAAATCACCTTGGCGTACGGCTTCTGGGCTTTCGCCACTTTCAATAATAACGGCGTTTGAACCGTTGACGACACTAACTTGCTGGGCGATATATTCTGCCATGGTTAATCCTCTTTATTAATAACGGGTGGTGGGGATTTTGGGTTATCTGCGTGGTAGTTCCCATATAGGCAGTGCATAACCTCATGGCCTATGCTTTGGGTTAATACTCCATCGACAATATTCGTGCCTGTTGACTTAATGATAATGTCGCAACGATTATCGTTGGGAGAGTAAGTTGCCTCACCATTTAAGCCAGGCGCGGGGTGTTTTGCTGCTTTTAAAAAGGCATTTTGGCCCTTGTAAAGCGTGACGGTAATCGTTAGCGCCTCGCCCTCGCGGTTAAATTCTCTGTTTACTGGCGTACTGAAACACCCCGTTAAGCACACAGTCAGCAATAAGCAAAGCACGATATTTTTTACGTTTTTTAGCGTTTGAGTTTTCATATTAAGTTTAATTTATAAGCAATAAGTGCTGTTAAAGATAAACACTTAAAATGTTAAAATCAAATAATGATCACTTATTGTGTTTTTATGAGTTAAATAAATTCTCCTGCGTTTTTATGCTTATTTGCTGCTGCTTATTAGATAATGACACTGAGCCTATTGTAATGGCGTAGTTATACGACGCGCTTGCCGTGTTGGTATCTACAGCGGTGGTGCTAAATGAATAGTAGTCGTGTATGGTGTATTCGCCGCCGTCTTGTGGCTCGTAAGTTACAACGCGTGTAACAACAACCGACCCTGATTTAATGGTTGTGCCATTGCGCGTTATTGCATAGGGCAAAGTGTACGTGCTTGCGCCTGTAGGCACCGACGAACTGCTGGTAATTGCTGTTCCCGACCCGTCGGTATTAATAGTTATTTCAACCTCATTACCGGCGCTTTGATGGGTGACACTTGCCTCGGTGGTGCCTTGTGCATATTTAGATTCGAGCATTTGCCCTGAGAAAAAACTCCCTTTTATAAAGCCAGTGGTATTTTTTTTAATAAAAAATATGGCGTTTGAATCTGTTTTTTCTCCTGAACCAATCCAAATTAAATAGGTACCATCGTCGAAAAACTCCCCACGTATACCTGTACCATTGTCGGTTATTATTTCACCCCCCACAATTTTAGGGGCTGTCATGGTTGTTCCCGCACGGATCACGTTAGCATCTAATGTATCTTGAATTAATACACTGCCATGCACTTGCAATGCGTAACTTTCCCAACTTGCGCCATTAAAGCGTTTAGTGGTTTGCACCGCCGGATCACTGGTTTTGTAAATAGTAACGCGATCATGTGTTACTGGGGCACTGGGTAAGGCGGCATTGGCTGTTGAGTCGTACCAAATACCGCTAGCGGTTGCCACTTGCACTGAAACTGAGCCACGCGAACCATCAACCCCATTGTTACCATTAATTCCATCGCGGCCATCGCGGCCATCGTTACCATCGTTGCCTTTAAATCGCGACCATGTGTAATCGGCTGGCTGGTTTGATTCAGTCGCGGTGGTCTTATTAACCGCAATACCAATATAAAGCGTATTTTCGTTGGGTGTTTGGTACATGCCCGACCCGCTTGGGTTATTACTATAAGCAATCCATGTGTAGGTTGTTTGGCCATCGGCTCCTTTTGCACCAGGTATGCCGTCGGTACCATCTTCGCCTTTAACTTTTGACCACTTATAATCTGTCGGGTTTGTTGACTCCGTTGCGGTCGTTTTATTATAAGCAAAACCGATATACTCTTTATTGGTGGGGGAGTTGCTAAGCCCTGAACCACTGGCGCTGTCGGCGTACTTTACCCATGTGTAGGTTGTTTGGCCATCGGCTCCTTTTGCACCTGGTATGCCGTCGGCACCATCTTTACCATCAACACCATCTTTACCATCAACACCATCTAGGGCGCGTATGTCGTCTTCGCTGTTAACCTCGTAGTTATCACCTAACACCATGCGGCCTTTAAATGTATGTACGGGATTAGTCGGATCGGTGTTATCAACATATATGGTAGGTACAAACGTATCACCCACCATAACACCGTGACGTATTACATCGGCAACAAGGTCTAAATTACCTGTTTCGCCATCGTTATAACCCGCCACGCTCACAGCGCGGCCATTGTTATCGAGCACCCAACCGCCACGGGCCACTAACTCACCGTTTACCTTTTTAAAGACTTGCTTAAGCTCTTTTATGCTGGCTGTGCTTTCGCCGTCGCTAATTTGTAAGTTAGAAATGTACTCGGCAAGTGGCCCAGCTACCCACGAACCACCATCAGCGACACACACCACCGCGTCACTTTCGCTGGTTATGTCGCCGTTGGCATCTACACAATAACCCACGGCTGTGCGGGTGTATTCTTGAGCCATAGCCACCGCTTGGCTTTGTGCTTGTTCAGTGTCGGTATCAATCTTACTGGTTAAGCTTTGCTCAAGCGTAGTAAAGGCTTGGTTTTGGCTTGCAAATGTTTCTGTTACTTCATCAAAGCTGGCAATGGTATCAGCCACAAACGATTCAAACTCTTGATCGCGTACGGTGTTGGCTTCGTCAATCGTGGCTATAGCCGTGGTTACATCACTAAATCGGGCGGTTATGGTGTCAAAGGTTGCAAGATAGCGCTCATCACGGATAACAGTAGCTTGTTTTTCGTTGGCCACAATTTGATTTAGCACGGTTATTTGGCCGCGGGCTTGTTCAAAAATCGTGGCTAATTCCAGTGATTGGCTTGCTTGGGCTTCAAGCTCCGTTGTTTTAGCTTGTAACTCACTTTGGGCAATGGATAGTTTTACACCAGCTTGGGTTAACTCGTTATTTTTTAATAGCTGATTAACCGAATTTATAATGTCGTTTAAATTAGCGTCTTGCAAGTCAAGCTCTAACCCTTGGACTTGCACGACATTTTGGCTAATGGTGCCGTTTAAAGCGTCGAGCGTTTGATCAACGTTTGATAATTTGGCATCAATTCCATCCTCAGCGGCGTTAAATGCGGTTATTTGGTTTGTTATGTATGCCTCTGCGCCATTAATAAATTGTTGGGCGTTGTTGGCTTTTTCAAGTGTGCCGTTTTCATCAAATGTTTGCAGCGTTGCGCTTACTTGGTAAGTGGTATCAAACGCGTTAATGATGGCATTGACGTTTGATTGGGTTTGGTAGCCAAGCTGATTTACCCACGTTGTGGTTGCGTATTGCGCCATGACCCCCGTGGCCGCATTAATGTCGGTTTCAAGCTCAGTTGTACGGGCTGTAATATCGTTTAGCGCTAGATCGTTAGCGCCGCGCTTTCCTACTTCAATAAAGTCAATATCACAAGCCCCTAAATTTAACTCAAGCGAGGTAATATTACCTGTGTAACCACTTGTGCCAGTGGCATCGACTTGTAAAGTTTGCCAATCAGTATTGTTGGGGGAGGGAACATTAATTAACGCCTCGCCGTTATTTGCAATTATTTCACCTATCCATTGCTGGCCGCTGTGTAAGCGCACACGCAACCTAAACATGGGGTTTTCGTCTGCGATGTAGTTAATTGAGGGTGAATTAATGGCGGCTGTTGCTACGATATACCCTTGGGGATTGTAACTATCAACATTACTAAACCCCTCATTATTACTATTAAACTTCCAGCTATAAGCAGGCCTTAAAGATTCTATAGCACCCGCTATTTCACTTTGAATTTCAGTAAATGTGGCGCGCTGTGTTATTTGCCCAGCTTGTACCAATAGCATTGCTTCAGCTTGACTTAAACGTGTATCGCTTTGCGAAATGCGGTTTGCTTGTAGCTCTATACGTGCGTTTACACCGTCAATTAATACGTTAGCCTCGGTAAACGCCTCGTCTGTATAGGCAAGCGCACGGTTTACAATAGTGCCGTTTTCAGGGTCGATATACACGGCGGCGTCGATTAACCGCTCGTTACCTAATTGGCGCTGTTCGTAGTTTTGACGCCAATTTGTATAGTTGGCAGATAAATCAAACACCCCTTGTTCAATGTCTGTGCGGGCTTGACGCTCTAAATTTAACTCGTTTACTGTGCGGTTAAGTACGTCGGGTAAATTGCCCTCAGTATCAGGGCGCAGGCGGTCTACTTGGGTGTTTATATCTTCTATTAGAGTTTGGGCGTCGTCACTTAATTTTGTGAGCGGTATGTCGCTAATATGATCAAGTAAGTCGGCCAGTGAGGTTTTAACAGCCACATTTACCCAAGGGCTCACCCCTGATAAATTTTTAGTGCGCACGTTAAAGCTGTATTCTGTATCTGGCACAAGGCCGGTGTAAATATAGTTATAGCCGCTGGCGGTGTTTGGGGGGGCGATTGGCTCGGCGGTTGGGCCTAAAAACTGCCATTCAAACGTGGTGCCTAAACTTGCGCCGGTTACACTGGCGCTTAGTGTAATGGTGTTAAATGTGGTGGCGTCAATATTCACGACGGGTTCGGCTGGGAGCGCGACATTAAACCCAAACGACACCCAACGACTTTTAAACCCAATTTTAGAGGCGGCGCGTACATCTAGTTCGTAGTCGCCCGCATCAAGCGCGCTGATCACATAAGCGGGCGTAATGGTTGTGGTGGTTTGTATAAGTGCGTTGTTTTTGTATATTTGTATATCAAAGTGGCTGTATTCTGACTCCCAGGTTATGTTTACATTGCCGTCGTTTAACAATGTGCTGGCAAAGTTTACCGGCTCAGCAACGTCGCGCGGATCGGGTAAACTGGTATCAGGAATAGGCGGGCGCACTTCGCCACTTAGCCAGTTGTAAATATACGGTTGGTGCTCGCGTAGGTTAAACGTAAATTTACCGTCGGGTAAATCGGTTTTATTAACAAGCCTAAACGGTTTATTTACCCAGCCCATTTTTTTATGCGTAATGGGTATTACATCGCCCACGGTGTAACGCAAGCCAATAGGGGCCACGTTTACGGTAAAACTTAACGACTCGCGGCTGATCATGGCTAATATGCGCGCCATTTGGCGGGCTTCGTAATAATTGGTACAGCTTGATACTTTAAAACGGTATTCAAGCAGTATGCCGTTATCTTCGGCTAACCATTGATCTGCCAATTCTGTGTCGGTTGTTGGATCGGGATAAACGGCATCTTGCGCACTAAAGCTTAACTCTTTGTCGATGTATTCAACAATAACGCGGTTATAGCGCTTACTTTTGCTGCCCTCGTCGTATTTTAATGCGCCGTCGAACTCGTTTTCGCTAAGCCCAAACGGGGTGGGTTCGTCGTCTTGCTCTATAATTAAGGTTATTTTACCGTTAATTATAGGCGTTAATGCGCGCATAGATTTTGATAAAATTTCGGTGTTATCAAGCACACTTTGGCCCGTGTCGAGGGCGGCATTACAGGTAAATAATGGCTGGGTTTCGCTGCTGCCTTGGTACACGGGTACTTGGGTGTTTGCAATGCGGCCCGCTAATTTAATCGCATCAAGATCGTATTCACTGCTTGTTAAGCCTTTACCAAACACGGGGTTGGTTAAGTAATCGAGCGTACAATAGGCGGGGTTTTCGCTGTATTCTGTTACGCCGGTTTCTAGGTTTTTAACACGACGCCCTTTAATAATGGCGGTTACATCAGGCACCCCGTTAAAGGGTGCGTCGTCGTCGATACTCCACTCTAAACGCAAGTACGTACACGCAAGACCATCGAGGCGGTGATCTTTGCTTGCAGGATCAAAACCTGCCTCTTTTAAATGGGTGTCTGAGTATGTGCCAAACCCGTTTTTGTAACTTCGGGCATGCGCCCAGCGGCCGCCGTCTTTTGCGCTAAATTTTGAATCGGTGATTGAAATATCATTTAATAAAATATCGTCTATTGATTCAATGCCACCCTCACACCACACAATAATGATGTGCAATAAGTCGTTTTTAACGTCGTCACCGTCGGCAGGGTTGGTGGTGTTCATAAACACAATGGTGCCCTCAGTTTTGCGGGTACCATAAATGACTTTAATGTGATTATCTGAGCTGGCTTTGGTTACGTCGGTGCCGGTTTGTTGTTTTTGCTGTTTTTGTTCTGGTATAAACCAGCTTACTATTTTTTTTAAAAAGCCCATTAGCGCTGCCTTGTTGTGCCGCCACGATTGTTACGGTCTGTATTACTTCCACCACTTAATGGCGAACTGCCCTCACGACCCCACGGTATGTCGGTGATCACGGTGCCGCTAAATTCAAAGCCCATATCGTTTGGGTAATAAACGTGTTGAGATTTAAGGTTGGTTTTGCGCCCGCGCGCGGCTTCAAAGTCGGCCCAAATAGACGCGGCTTTTAGGGTCATTTTGCCCTCGTCTTTTTTTTCGGTGCCTGATTTACCAGTGAGTTGCCCGCGCCATATTTCGGTTTTATATGCTGGTTGGTGGGCGCTGTTAAACCACACTTTGCTTATGGTTACGGGGGCGTTTAACCAATTTGAGGTAAAAAAAAGCGCCGTTATGGCGCTGTCTACTGTGTTTAGGTCGAGGTTGAGTTCGCCAATTTTGGGGCTTGATTGCTGGGTTATGCTGGCTTTTGCTTGCCAAAACCCCGCGCGGTATTCAATGCCGCCGTAATGAATGTGCGCACCGGCATTGGTGAGGTGCAAATCGGTTTCAAGCTCGATGGTTAATAGCTGGGCCGTGGTGTGCGGGCCCGACAATATAGTGACTAACTCGGTGGGTAAATTAATCATTAATAAACTCCACAAGTTCTATTTTTATGGGTACTTCTTTCCCTTCGCGGGCGCTTAATTGTATGTCTTGACTGTCGGATTTTAACCGCATCGTGAATTTAACGGCGGCACCGGCTATGGTGGGGTTATTTTGCGCTACAGCGGTGCGCAAGGGCGGCGTAAAATACACCGTGCCTTGGCCCGCGCCATTACTGCTAAGCACCTGCGTAACCATGTACACTTTGCTGTGGTTAGTAAATTGTATAAAGTCGCCAGGTAATAAAAGACCCGCCTTTGCGCCAGGTAAGTTATACAAGGGGGCGCTTTGGGTGCCTTGGCTTATTGTTTCGCGCAAGCGGGCGTCGCTCATACCTGTACCCAGCGGTGGGTATGGGTTGGCAAGCAAACACGGGGTAAATTTACCGCCCAGCGCACACATAAATGAAAATAACGCCATTACATCGGTGTATTTTAATTTTGGGGTGGTCATATCAACCCCCCATTTGTGCATATATCCAATGCGGTTAGCGGTGTCTACGCCGCCTTGGGTGGGGTCGGTTTGTGTTTCGTCAAGGCTGCGCAGGCGCGCTTGCTGGGGTAATACGTATTGTGCTGGGTAAGTAAGCATACATAGCCTTATATGGGTTGTTCTATTAGCTCTTGCATATCAATGGCAATGCGATTGCGGTTTGACTCGTACCATTGTTCAAAGCCGTGTGTGTCCATTGCGCTAATATTAAAGTTAGGTGCGATAGTGGGGGCACCTTGGCTTTGATTTTGATTGGCCATCATGGCGTACATTTCATCTATGCGCTGGGCACTTTGATTAGTGTAAACACGCTCGCCTTTATCAAGTAGCCATGTGCCTTCGTTTGGTATGGCATCAATACCGCTGTGCGCCATACCGGCCATGCCTGCTGAAATACCGCCAATCGCGGTGGCCATAGGTTGCGCGACGGCCAACGCGGCGCCCATTGCGCCAGGTGCTAAAATAGGCCCCACCATTGGGATTGCGGCAGTGGCGGCAAATGCGTTTAAACCTGCCGTTAGCGCCATAGCTTGGGCACTGGTTGCCATAGTTGTACCGGCGCTAACTGCCGAGGTTTTATTAAGCAGTTTTTCAACGGCCCACAATGCCAAACGCTTTGCGCCCATTTCAGCAAGGGCGGCAATGGTTGATTTAACCACGCCTTGCATTACGCTTTTCATTGAGTCGCTAAAGCTTTGCTGGGTCATTACTGCATTAGCCACCGACTCACCTATGCCTTGGGTAAAGCGGTCAAAGGTATTGCCCCACATAGCATCAAAGTCGGTGCTGGTTTGGGCCGCTTGCGCGCGCAACTGCTCTAAAAAGGTTTGGTTTTGCTCTGTTCGCTGGGCGTTAAATTCTTCGTTGGCTTGCAGCGACAGCATGCGGTATTCATCTTCGGTTATTTTTTTAGCTTCAAGGGCTAATCGCCATTCTTCTAATTGCACACCGAGTTGTGCGCGTTCTTCGCTCCAATCGTTTTCGCGCATGAGCTTTTTAACAGCAAAGTATTCTTGTGCTTGCTCTATTTGCGCTTGGTATGGATTGGTTTGTTCTTCGTTTGTTGGTGTGCCCCCTTCGCTACCTTGAGCAACCGGCGGGTTGTAATTGAGTGTGCTTACGTATGTTTGCGCGAGCGCCTCAAAACGGGCTTTGGCGTCGGCATACCACTGCTCTAAATTATCTGACGGGATAGGCTCCATCATTAAATTATGTAAGGCGGTGGTTGATTGCTGCGCGGCTTTGTACGCGGCGGCGGTTTCGTCTTTGTCGAATAATTGCGGGGCGTCAAAGTTACTTAACGAGGCTAAGCTTTGTGCCATTTTTGCGGCGTCGTCGTTAAAAAACCCAGCGGCATCGAGCGCTTGCTGAATTGGGTAAACAACGGTTTTTATAATGTGTTGGCCCAATGACGTCATGCCGCTAAGCATGGCGTTTGCCCCTTCCATTACCAGTAAACGCAGGCCGTTAAAGCTTACTTTTAAGCTTTGCCAAATTACTTGTATACCGCGCCAGGCATTACCGACAAACCCCGCACCTTTTACCATGGTGCCGACTGCATCTGCGGCATAGCGGCCCATGCCACCGGCTTGTTTAGCGTTTTCTAAAAACAAATCAGCGAGCGAGCCGATCACGGGCGCGGCCTCCGTGGCGAGGTTTTGGCTAAAACTGCTGAATACGGATTCGGCGCGGGTAATTGAATCGTTGGCTATTTCAACTTTGTTGGCGTCGATACGATCTAGGCTTATGCCAAGGGCTTTGGCTTCATCTTGCATGGCAGCAAGGCCCGCGCTCCCCCCTTCTAGCACTTTAAGCATGCCAATACCTGACTTGCCAAACAGTTCGTACGCTATGCGGGTGCGCTCGGATTGGCTTTCTATGCCGACAAGGGCGTCGGCCATGACGCCTAATTGCTGGTCAGGCTTTAATTTATTTAGGTCTTGGGCGTTTATTTGTAACGCTTTTAGGGTGTCGGCCAGTGGGCCGGTGCCTTTAAAGGCGGCATCGGCTGTGCGGCGCGTCATGTTTTCTAAGCTTTTATCAAGCTCTTTATTGGTAACACCTGATAACGCGGCGGCGTGGCGCAATTCAGTTAATGCGCTGGTTTGTATGCCGATACTGTCGGCAAACTTGGCGGTTTGATCAATCGCGGCCGCTTGTTGTTTATAAATACCCAGCAATGCACCCACCACAACGCCACCGGCGAGCACACCCGCTTTAGCGTAGGTGTTCATATTACTGCGGGCATTTTTAGCAAAACTGCTTACACTTTTACCCGCTTTGGTTAGCTCTTTTCGTAACGTGGCGCTGTTACCGCCAATTTGTATATTTAAACTGGCTAATGTGCTCATGCTGGTTTAGCTCCCCACGCTTGAAGATATTGTGCTAGATCGTCGGGTGGTAACTCGACGGGTTTGTCTTTTTTAGGATTTGATTTATCTAGCTGCATTTTTTTAAATGCGTAGATTTCGGCTAGTTCGTGGTTATTAATTTGGCTTTTAAGCTCCGACGGGGTGCGCCCTAATTCCAATGCGAGCGAAATTAGGAAACACCGCCACCCATCGGCTTTTAGTTTTTTGTTAGTTCGTCAATGTCGGCATCGGTTACATTGTTTAAACGCGAGGCCACGGCAAACATTTTATTGATTGGCGCGGCGGGCATGGCGCTAAGCTGCTCTAAATCATCCATGGTGAATAGCTTGTTGCCGTCGGCATCTTCGGCGCTTTTAATAACCATAACGGCTTTTACTGAAATATCGGTTTTCATTTTGCCATCGGTATTAACGATAATTTGTTCAAATTCTTCGTTTTCTTTGGCGGTAAGTGCTTTAATATGCACCTCACCAAAGCCACTTAGTTCGACGGGTTCGCGGTGCAGCACACCCATTTTTGCAAAAAAGTTTGCTTTGTTAATTTGAGTTGGCATTATGCGAGGCCCTCATCCGAGTTAATGCCCATCTTTGCTTTAAAACGCAGGCCGCTTTCAGCTTCAAGTTCGTTCATTACAAACGAGGCCAGCACGGCTTTAAACGTCCATGTTGGGCCGTCTGTGCCTACGCGCAGTTTAAATTCACGCTCTAGGCCATCATCGGCAGCGGCTTTAAGCTCTAATTGGCCTGCATCAGTTGCATACCAGCGGCCGGTTAGCTCGCGTTCGCCTGCATCTTTTAGGGCCGATTTACCGTATTGCACTTGTAAGTCGCTTAGTACAGTGTCGGTGTTTAGCTTACCTTCACTGCCAATAGTGCCGCCAATGCTGTCGAATCCTTTAACAACGTTGGTTTCGCCTGCCTCGCCTGTTTTGGTAACTGAAAGCTGCGAACCTTCGGGAAATTTAACTGTATCGATCATGGTTTATTCTCCGTAGTAAAAATTAAAGTCGATCATTTTGCGGTGTACGTTTGGGTGGCCGCTAAAGTCGGGTATGGTGTTTTGCTCTTTGATTAACGCGATGTTGACGCCGCCAAACGAGCCTTTTACAAACTTAAGGTGTTGGCGCACCTGTTTGGCTAACGTGGCGGCGTCGGCTGACTGAATAGACACGGCGCTTATTTGGTAGCGCGCGACGCGGTAGCCGGTGGCGTCGAGCGTGTCGTTTGGGGTGTCGGTAATTGGCACGTAACACAGTGCGGGTAATAACGCGGTGCTGGCTACTTCGCGTTCGAATACATTGTCGGTTACGTGGTTAAGTATTTCGGTTACGGCGGTGTCTATCATTTTGATTGCCTTTTTATTGCGCGCTCAATGTTTTTGGCAAGCTCTATTTTGGTAATGCTGATCACCAATGATTGATTACTAATAAGTGACGGCCGAACAAACGGCTGGCCTGCAATGCCTGGGTGCATTAAATTAGCTAAGCCTTTGGGGTTTAATATGTGCGGTTTTACGCCTGTTTCTAGCCAGTAGGCAATTAGCGGGGCGGGTAAGGCGCTGCCTGTGAGCCCTTGGGCTTTTTTGTTTGGGTAAACCCCCACGTACGCGGCGGCGTCGTAAATGCTGTGATTACCTTTTTTATTAAGCACGGTTTTTGTTTTTATTGATTCGCTTAAGTAGCCCGTTTGGCTGTTAAATTTAGCGTTTAAGTTGGCTTGCATATCTGCCTGCACGGGCTTAGCGGCTTTGCGTAATGCGCTGCGTAATACTTTGCCTTTGGTTGCGCCTGCCACTTTTGCTAGTTGCGCCTCTAACTCTTTTAGGCCAAGCACTTGACCGGTGATCTTCATTGGGCTGCCAGTTCTAAATCAAAAATAAGGGTGTGGTTTAGTAACTCCACGTTTGTTACGTCTTTTACTTCGTAACGTTGGGCGTTTATGTCGATGGCTTTAATGTTCATAAACGCGGGGCGGTAGTCGATAGCAAAGCTTACTTGGGCGGTGCTTATGTCGAGTGTTTGCTGATTGATTAAGCCGCCACGCTGCTTTTTATAACTGCCTTTTACTTGACCCACTTGGGTAAGCTGCTCTTTTTTTCCCGTTGGGGTGTTCACTAATGCCAGGCTAAATAACGTGGCGCGGGTTTTTTTTTGGCTGGCGGTTAATCTGTTCATGGTTAGCCTATATGCACGTATTTAAAGCCGCTTAGTAGGGCGTTAAATGCTGGGTTATCTTTTAAATTTTGCGCGGTGTCGGCCTCGCGGGTGCTGTATAGCGAGCTAAGCGCAAGCAAAGTGGCTTGCTGTAGCGTGGCTAGGTGCGTTTGCTTTAGGGTGTCGAGCGCAATGGCATTGGGGCTGCTTGCGGGTATTTCGCTTTGTGTTTGGTATATATCGCGCGCAATGGCATGCTCTACACGGCCAATTGAGGCGTTTATTAAGCCCTCTATGTGCTCGTTTTCTTCGTCGTCTAATACGCCAAGTTGGCTTTTAGCTTGCGCTAAGGTGATCAAATCCATGGTTATTACCCATAAAAAAGCCCGCACATGGCGGGCTTTGGTGGCTGAGGAACACACTATTACTCTTTTTCGTATAGCTCTGCAGGGCTTGGAACAAGCGCCAGTATGGCGGCGGCTTTGTCGTTGCTAAAACTTGCAATGTCGCCATTGGCCCATGCTTTGTATGGGCCGTTAAATTTAAGCGTTACACTTTCTTGCTCTGGTGCGGCTTTTTCTGCCTCAGCTTGTGCGGCTTTTTCTGCCTCAGCTTGTGCGGCTTTGTCTGCCTCAGCTTGGGCGGCTTTTTCTGCCTCAGCTTGTGCGGCTTTGTCTGCCTCAGCTTGCGCGGCTTTTTTTTCGGCGGCTGTTGCCATGGTGTTTACTCCAAATTTACCCCGCACTTAGGCGGGGTATTTTTGTTTAAGGGCTAAGCGAGGCTTAGAATGAAATATCAGTACCCACAACCAAACCTTCAACATGGCGAAAGCCAATATCGTTTGATGTTACTAGGCGTAACACTGATTGGTTTGCAGAGTATGCCGAGATTAGATTGCCTGACGCGTCGTTGTACGTAGCCTCGCGGCTAAAGTCGATGGTCATGTTTTCACCTTCACCGATGATCACATCGTTAAAGTCGGCAAAGTAGATTTCAGAGAACTTAGAATCTGCGGCCCCTAAGTTAACTGGTATGTTGGTTGTTTTGCCGATTGGGTAGCCTTTAAGCATACCTTGCGCCATTTCAGGGTAAACCTTATTGCCGTTACCATCGCGCAGGCCGTATAAGTACATGGCGGTACGCGGTGATAAACCCCAGCCAGGGCTAACCATGGCTGAATCGCTTTGTTCAAGCTCTAGCACTAGGCTGTCTAGGTACATATCAACGACTAAAATGTCGGTTTTGTCGCCGGTAAATGCTTTGATACGGCCCGCATCTAAGGCAGTGGCGCGCATGCCTTTTGGTGTGTTGTTGGTGCCGTCGTCGCGAATAAATGCTTTATCTTGACGGGTGGCGGTTGCTGCGAGCATATCGCGTAAGAAAATACCCTCGACGTTACGACCCGCGCGGCCAATTAGTTCGTTAGAAATTGGCACGATGGTCATTTGTGTTTTAGCCGACAATTTAACGTCGTCTAATGTTTGGCTTTCGGCATTACGTGAGGCGTTTTCGGCCTTGTAGCCTGAAATTGCACCGCCTGTATGGCGTGGGATCGTTAAGTTACCATTGACTAATGGCACTGTGCTTGCGCCTAACATGCGCACTATGCTTTTAGGGCGTAGCAATTCGATAAAATCGTTACTTAGGTTTTCAGGAATTAACGCGCCGCCTGAACCTTCGGCCGTTGAAACTGCCATTGCAACGTCGTTGTCGCCTAACTCCGTTTTAGCAAACTTAGCCGCGTCAGCTAAGTCGCCTTTAGCCGCCGCAATTGCCATACCAAAGCGCGCAATTTTTGCGCCAGGGTAATCGGCTGGGGCTGATTTAACATGAATAGCGGGTGCTGAGGCGCTAACCACTGGCGTTGCTTCTTCAATTGCTAGCGCTTCGGCCGCTTTGGCACGATTTAGGCGCGCTTCGTGTTCGCCAAGCTCAGTTGTTAGTTTGTCGAACTGCGTTAACTGCTCTGCAGTTAGTTGGCCTTCTTTTGCCTCAGTCGCGGCAAGATCTTTAATTTGTTGGCGACGAGAGTTACACGCCTCAATTAACTGTTGGATAGTCATAGTTTTATTACCTTTTTTTGCTATAAAAAAAGGCCGCTTATGCGACCTTTGTGGTGAACTCTGCCGCGTGGCAGGGAATTTTAAATACTTTGTGTAAGTGCAATTGCGGCGGCTTGCGCTTGTATGCTGCGGCCGATTATTGGCGCGCTTGAACGTTGCACTGCGCTTTTTGCTATTTGGTTTATGGCGTCTTGCGGGGTGGCAAGGCGATCAGCGAGCTTTAAATCTATGGCGGCTTGACCGTCGTAGGTGTCGGCCTCGGTGGCTGTTACTTGTTCGGTGCTCATTTCGCGGTACTTAACAATGGCCCCTACAAATTTTTGATAGGTTAGCTCTATGTTTTTTTCGGTGTGGGCGCGTTCTTCGTCGCTCATTTCTACGTCGGGGTGAAAATACACCTTGGTTGCGCCACGGTGGAATGTATGTACTTTAAAACCGGCGTCGTCATATGCTTTGGTCATATCAAGGCGCTTTTGATAGACGCCAATAGACCCGACACCGGCGGTGTCTGAAATAATAATTTCGGTACACGCGGCGGCAATTAAATATGCACCTGAGTAGGCGTTAAAATTAATAATGGCGCGTATTGGTTTAATGCTGCGCGCTTGGTAGATAAATTCGGCACATTCAAACGCGGCTTGGGCTGTACCGCCGCCGCTGTTTATGTCGAGTACGATTTCTAGCACTGATTCGTCGTTAAGTGCTTTTTGTAGCTGGCTGCGCAGTAATTCGTAACTCATTACCTCTGCACATGTGTCTGTTATGGTGCCGCGTCGCGGTACTAAGATGCCGTGTACAGGAATAACCACTAGGCGCTCGCCTTTTTCGGGATCGCCTAGCGGGATTGGGGCTACGTCTTGGGCGCTTATTTGCTCGTCGGTGCTGGTTTGGCCGTTGATTTGACCTAAAACACGCGGCGCTAAAAACGATTCGATTAGGTTTGCTAAGTGCGCGGTAGCTAATAACGGCGTGTTAAAGGCCATTTCGGCAATGCGCGGGTAATTTATTTGCGGCATAGTATCTCAATCTCTTTTAGTTGCTCGGGTGTGGCGTGGTTTAGCTGCTCATGTATGCTTTGGTTTTTTGTATCGACCATGTTTAGCGGTGTTAGGTACACGTTGCCGCCCTCGACCGGCGGTAAGTTTTCTAGGCGGCGTATGTCGTTAAGTGATAACCAGCCCCATTGACGCGCGATTGCGTAGGCGTCGTAGCGGGTTTTTATGTCGCCACGTATTAAGCCGCTAAAGTTGAACTCGATAAAATACTTTTTACGCTCGTTTGGCTGCAGTAAGTCGCGGTGCATGGCGCTTTCCCAACGCCTGATCCACGGCATTAGGGCAAACGTTAAGTAATTTAGGGTGTTTTGCTCCACTGATTTATACGACTCGCCCGCCGTTTCGTTAAGTAGCGCAAGGGGTATGCCGTATAAGCGGCTTATGTCGGCCACTGATAATTTGCGCGATTCGATTAACTGCGCTTGTTCGTGGGTCATGGCCATTTGTTTATAGTCCATGCCTTCTTGTAGCAGGCCAACGCCAAATTTATTACGTAAGCCAGTGTGGCGTTCTATAAACGAGCTAACTATATTGTTTATAGCGTCTTGCCCAATCGTACCCGAGTCTTTAGGGCGGGTAATTACACCACTTAATACGGCACCGTTACTGTGAGAACGTGAGGCGTGTTCGTCTACAGCTAACGCTAAACCGATTGTGTCGGTGTTGGTTTGCAGTGGTGATAACCCTTGGTAGCCGTCTGTGCTAAACCCTTTTACGTGGTGTATGTCGCGCATGGTTAGCACTTTGTTATCCCATTCAGGGATTTTATAGTACGGCAGGCCGTCGCTGCCTTTTAATATGACCACTTTGTCGCGATGGATGGGGATCAACTCTTTGATTGAGTGGTTTTTATTTCGCTCAATTATGGCTAGGTGGTTGCCGTTTAACCCTAAGAACCCTTGGCCGCTTTCAAAGTATTCAAAGGCGCTATCTTTTTGGTTTGGCTGGTACTTAAGTAAGTCTGATAATGGGTGCTCGGGTGCTTTTGTGCGTTCTTCACCTTCGCGTTTATATACATCGCAAGGCATTTGGGCTATTGATTCAGCAAGTAACTTTACTGAGCGAGCAACGGCGGCTTGGCTTAGTGCGGTGTCTTGCGTGATCATTACACCTGATTTTGATTGGCGCTGACTCCCAAAACCGACACCACCTGAAAAGTCGACGTTATTGCTACTGCCTGCGTTGGCTGGGGTAAAAAGTCCTGACGTAAACATTATTTTTTACCCTTTGTTTTTTGGTGTTCGGCTATGGCGTTTGATCGGGCCATAAGTAATGACCAAATAATTAAAAATGTGCCTAAAGTTATGTAACCCATTGGCGGTATAAATAACCATGCACCGTAGGCCAGTAGGGCTATCCCTATTAACCCGATTAGGGCGCTTATTGTGTCTTTTAGCATCCCACTTCCCCTGATTCGTATATTGATGGTGTTGCAATGGGTTCGCGCATTTGCAACATTGCCTCGCCTATTGCCATGATCAGCGCTACCGCGCCATCTATTTTATTTATGGCTTTTTGTTTTATTGGCCGCACTACGTCGTCGTTACCTTGTAGGTGTTTGCCGATTACGTTTGATATTTGCCAGGTCATTAATGCGTTGCCGTCGTGGTGAAAACGCCCTGAGTTTATGGCGGCCTCTAACTCTTTCATTGGGTCTGAAAGGTTGGTGTAATTTTGCGTGACAGTCACAACGTTTAACCCTTCATCCATTAGGTTGTGCCCTAAGTTTGTGGCACCGTGTGGATCGAGGGGGATTGATATACTTGGCGTTTGTAGGTGGCTTTCGATTACGTCGGCGAGTATGTCGCGGTAGTCGATTTCGGCCCCGTCGGTTACGCTGAGTAAACCTTGATTTAGGTAACGCTGGTATTGCTGTTCAAGCTGCTTGTTTTCGTTGTTGAATACTTGCTCGTAAGGCACCCAAAATTTAGGGGCGATACAATACCAGTGCGTTTTGCCGCCAATGCCTTTCCAAAATATACGGGCCTTTGAGTTCATATCGAGCTTACGCGCTAAGTCGAGTGCTTGCACACAGTCTGTGCCTTTAAAGTCCTCTATTTTTAAACTGGTATCTTCGCAGGCGTTGTATTTTTCCATGTTGAAAAAAGCGCTTTTGGCGCTGGCCCACATGTTTAAATGCTTGGTTTTAAATATGTTGGTAAAGCGCGGGCTGTTAATTGCTTTTTGCTGCTGCGCCAGTAAAAAATCTGCTTTTACACTTATGCCGTAATTTGGATTGGCTTTAATTAATACGGCGGGGTCTGTCCAGTCGTCGCCCTCGTCGATACCGTAAAGCAGGGCGAATAAATGATCGTCCTCTGTGCCATTTAACATGGCTTTACAGCGTAGTTCTAAATCATAACAAGGGCTATCAAGGTTTGTGCCTGCGGTTGTTATGGTTAGGATCATGGGCTGTTCACGTGAACCCATGCCGGTGTCGAATGTGTCGTATTGTTCGCTTGTTGGCTGTTCGTGGTATTCGTCTACGATTGCTATGTGCGGTGAACTACCATCGCCAGGTTGCCCGATCACTGGCTCGAATACTGAGCCGTCACTACGTGTTAATTTTTTTGCGTGTATCTGCAGGCCAAAACGCTTACGCAGCTTTGGTAATTTACTTGCCATTATTAGCGCGGGTTTGAATACTTCCCATGCTTGCTTTTCGTTTGTTGCGCCACAATAAACCTCGCTGCCGTATTCTTGATCGGCACATAAACCAAATATGCCCACACCGGCTGCAATAATTGATTTACCATTTTTACGCGGTACTTTTAGCATTACTTCGCGAAAACGGCGTTTACCATTTTTCTTAAGAACCCAGCCAAATGACGCGGCGAAAAAAAACAATTGCCATGGCTCTAGTGTTATACGTAATTTACGCCGCGCCCACTCGCCTTTGGTGTGCGGCATTTTTTGTATAAACGTACAAATGCGCTCGGCTTTGGCTTTATCAAATCTAAATTTAAAGTGGGGGTCTTTTTCTTTTGCCAGTTCGTCTAAGTGACGTTGGCAAGCTTGTATTACTTGACGGCAATTTGGGATTTTACCCGCAACAACATCACGGGCATATTTGTTTGCCGCGTTTACGTTGGGGTAAGTGGCCATTTTTTAAAACTCTTTAAAGTCGTCCTCGTCCTCGTCTTTTTCACCTTTGCCGCCGCTTAACATTCTGGCACGGGCCATGGGTGATAAGCCAAGCTGATTAGCTAACCTTATTGATTGATTTACTATTAGGTTATGCGCGGTTACGTGCGGGTGTAACTTTAGGCTGCCCGAGCTTGATACATCGGTAAAATTTTCTATGTCGGTTAATTGGGCCTCAAGCTTTATAATTTTGCTTATCGCATTACAGTAATTTATTAAATGCGGTATATCTTCGGCGGCGAACGATTGACGCTCAAACATAATTCCCAAATTTGAGTGCCACGCGTCTATTGCATGCTGATCAGCTAGTAGCGGTTTTGGGCAGTTTGGTTTTTTTTTAATTGACGTATCGCCAACCGTTAAACCGTTAGCAATTTTGCCAGCACCAGGCGAGCGTGTTTGGGCCATTTTGAACCTGCAACAAATGTTAATTTGATGATCGGTAAAAGATCATAGATTGATCAAATTTCAATTCTTATTATTTGCGTGTAAAAATTTGACTGGATGGCGGTACTGTAGAATGGGCTTTCTATAGACAAAAAAGACCCCCCTACCTCTGTAAATTCAGATTTATTGCGGTGTGCGCGTATCTTTCTAGTATTTGAGCAACCGTTTTGTTTCTTTCCCATCCTGTTTTAGTTTTTGCACAAGAATTACAGAAGAACGAAAGATTTGTAAGCTGTTCCGTACCACCTTTAGCAACCGGCACAATGTGCTCACAGATAGAACCTGATTTAACAATCGGCTTTGGTTTTGTTAAGCAGTTAATACATAAACATTTAGCTAAATTCTTTACGTGTTCGCGGGTTTGTTTCCATGCTTTGGTTGTATAAACACGCTTGCCTTTGCGGCTTTGTTGCTGCTGATACTTACCCCAACTTGCTTGGCTTTCGTGTGCCTCGCAATAGCCGTGGCGCTCGGTTGTTGTCTTTCCGCAACCTTGTACGCGGCATCGCTTTGGTGTTGCATGTGCCATAATAACCCCGTTACATATTGAATAAGTATTTAGGTAATACCTATTTAATATATATTAAGTATCTCGCTGGCCTGTATCAACTAAGCCAACGAGTGGGTTTACTTCTTGTCCTGCGTTTCTATAGACCTTAACCGCTGATTAAATAGCGCCATATCCTTTTCGATACGTGAGCGCCATACAGCCGAGTCAGTCGAGTTGTTTTGCAAGTCTTTCAATATAATTGATTGACCCGCCAATCTTTCCTCAATACGCGCATATTGCAATTGATTCTGATTAACTGTTAAGCCAACCCAGCTAAGCATACCGATAATTACAGCGGTCAATACAGCCATAGAAACTTTTTCAAAAGCTAGCGCGCGGCGCTCGACTTGGTTATTTTTCATATTTGGCCCGCCACTTTCTTAATGCTGCTTTATCCATACTGCACAACACATTTTTATTATGAGATTTAATAGCAAACGTTAACAGTTCGCGGTTAGTTGTTAGCGTTGAATACTTAACACTACAATCATTAAGGAGGTAGACCGGCGGCAACACCGGCACTTGCTTTGTTATCGTTATTACTTTTGGTTCGGGTGGCGTTGAGTAGCACCCGCTTAACATCATCAGGTAAAGGAGTATTACCCCAATCTTTATTGGCCTGATCATAAATGAACACCTCTTTTAGCTTAGTTTGCACAACGGTTTGTTGTTCTGTTACATCGGCCAAACTAACAAGATGATCATTAAACATTCTTTCTTGGGTCTTAATGTCGGCCATTAACTTAAGTTTATCTGCTTCACTTGATTGCAGTTCAACACCCAGCTTGGCGAGCTTATCAGTTAACGCATTATTTTTTTCAGTTAAGCTTTCACTTAATGCAATAGCGCCGTTATATTTATCAACCAACACATACCCACCAACTGAAACAGACACAGCAAGGGCCGCAAATAAAGCAGTTTTATTTAGTGATAACATGGCAACCTCGCTTTTATTTGTAATTGATAACGCCTAATATGCTGCACATATTCAATGGTTTCTCTTGAAAAGTGACCTGTCACATCGGGTAAGTATTGGATTATATGAGGGTAAAGAACCTCGCCGCCGCTAAGCTTTTGCGCTTTAAGGCAATTGCCTGCACCGGCGTTGTAATTGCATAGCGCCAAGTTTTCGCGGTCATACTCTGGCCGAGGGCTCGACCAAAAAGAATATTGCTGCTGCATATAACGG